CATCGCTGCAGCAGCACCACCTGTGTCTCATCACCTTAACTAGCGGTTGCCAGTAAGTTTATTCAGTCACTCCCATGTTGCGTCCAACAAATATAGTATAGCACAAAAAAAGAGGATGTCAACCCTCTTCTTCCTTTTTCTTTTTAGCACCAATATTGTACTTGGTTTCTAATATCCAATCACCTTTATCTTTATATGACAACACTTTGATTTGATTTAAAGGTGCGATGTCTTGTATTCTTACTACATCGACCACACCAACCAATCCCCAATCAGCAAGAAGCTGAGCAATACGGTTGCGACGCTGAACATCATTAGAAGTAAGGTTAGCGTGTTTTCCATCAAGAGCAAAAAGTTCTTTAAAGTGGACAAGATAATACCTTCCCTGTTTATGAAGTATGTGACAACTTTGATATATCTTCTTTTCTTTTCTACTTGCTACACCAATTCTTGTGAGAGTTTCTCTGACTTTTAGGAAATCATCTGGTTCATTTAATGTAACTTCAATCATTTGGTCAGGAGACCAAGCCACTTCAGGTTCTTTAACAACACTCATTTCGCTCCTCCAGTATCAAATTTAGATTTTATAAAGTTGAGTTGTTTTTTTGTCAGAATTTTCAAAGCTTGTTTTGCTTTTTCGTTACTATAACCATAATAACGTTTTACATAATCAAGGTCTTTGACCATATCCTTACGAAGCCAAGGAGAGAATCTCTTCTTAGTTCTGAGGGTATTTATATAAAAGTCGTATTGCATCCTCTTTGGTAAGAAATTATACTTATTCATTTCGTTTGCGAAAAGGACTGCATCTAAGTGTCCAGAAAAACAACGATTGATTATGTATGGTGGATAATCTTTCTCTATAGAGGGGTCTTCATCTATTAAATTTTTCTTTGTTTGGTTGATTGAATTCAACCAGTCTTTCAGTTCCATCTTCATTATCAAAATAATTTGCACAAGAACAAACAAGATTACGATCTCCATAAACGTTGTCTATTCGTGATATCGCTGGCCAAAACTTATTCGTTTGTTTGACAGGATATGCTGCTTCTTCACGACTATAATTATACTCCCATTTGTCTGAACTTACAACCCTTGCAGTATGAGGTGCGTTTTTCAAGATATCTTTTTTCTTGTCAATCTCAAATCTAATGTTAACCATTGCTCTTGCAAATCTTTCAAGTTCATCTAAAGATTCACTTTCAGTTGGTTCAACCATAACTGTTCCTGTAACTGGCCAAGATAATGTAGGTGCGTGAAAACCATAATCCATTAATCTCTTTGCTACATCTTCAGCAGTGATATCTTCAAAGTGTCTAACATCAAATATACATTCGTGTGCAACTCTTTCATTTGCACCTTTGTACAATACTTTGAAGAATGGTTCAATACGATATACTAACCAATTTGCTGTAAGTAAAGAAACTTCACTTGCCTTTCTAAGTCCATCTGCACCCATCATACGAATATACATCCAACTAATAGGTAGAATTGATGCACTACCTTGAACCGCTGCTGACACTCTTTGATCCATAAAAGGAACAAGATGTTCTGCAACACCAATAGGACCTACACCAGGACCGCCACCACCGTGAGGAATACAGAATGTTTTATGCAAATTCATATGACATACATCTGCACCATATTCACCTGGTTTTGCTAAACCAACTTGAGCATTAAGATTTGCACCATCAAGATAAACTTGTCCACCATTTTCATGAACAATTCTACAAATGTCTTTTATAGTTGGTTCAAATACACCGTGAGTTGATGGATATGTAATCATAATACAAGACAACTCAAAAGTATTCATTATTGCTTTCTTTTCTAAATCTTCCAAATCTATATTACCATCATCATCACAATTAACTGGGACTATTTTCATACCTGCCATCACTGCTGATGCAGGATTAGTTCCATGTGCACTCGTAGGTATCAAACATACATTTCTCTTATTATCACCACGACTACGATGATATTCTTGTATTGCAAGAAGACCTGCATATTCTCCTTGAGAACCTGCATTAGGTTGTAATGATACATCAGCAAATCCTGTTATATCACATAACCATTCTTGTAAATCAAACATAATTCTTTGATAACCAAGAGTTTGATGGTCGGGTGCAAATGGATGCATATTTGCAAACTCATTCCAACTTACTGGCATCAACTCAGATGCTGCATTAAGTTTCATTGTACAACTACCAAGTGGCATCATACCATTTACAAGTGAAAAATCTTTAGATACTAACTCATTAATGTATCTCATCATATTTGTTTCACTTTGATACTTATGAAAAACTTCTTGTCTTAACCAAGGTTTGGTTCTTAATGGAATACTTTTCCATTTTGTAGATGACATAGAAGAAAATATTTGATCTGCAAAAATTTCATAATTTGCAACTGCATCGAATATTTTTTGCAATTCTTCTGTAGTTGTGAGTTCATCAACAGATAAAATTACATAATCATCTTCGTATCTTATATTAAAATCTTTAATCAGTTTATTTACTTTTTCTTTTTCAACTTTAAATCTTACTGTATCAAATCCTTCAACATCATCAACTTCAGTTCCTGTCCATTTAAGTCCTTTAATTATTGCTTCTCTGTAATATAATATTCTAGATGCTATATCTTTTAATCCATCTGATCCATGATATGCTGCATAAAAACTTGCCATATTAGCTAGTAATGCCTGTGCTGTGCAAATATTACTTGTTGCTTTATCTCTTCGTATATGCTGTTCTCTAGTTTGTAGTGCTAATCTCAATGCTGAATTACCTTGAGCATCAACAGATTGACCAACAATTCTACCAGGTATTTTTCTTTTATACTTATCACTGGTTGCAAAAAATGCAGCATGTGGACCACCAAATCCTAGTGGAACTCCAAACCTTTGCATACTACCAACTGCAACATCAAATCCCATATCACCCACAGGTTTCATCAATACTTG